CGCTGAAGAGATTGCACCTGTAGAAGCAGAACTTATCGACATTGAAGCCCTTAAGGCTGACATCGCTCGTTTTACTGCTGAGAATGAGAAGCTCCGTAAGGGTCTTATCGACGCAGGTTTCGTTATCACTGCTGAAGCAATCGAAAAGAAAGCTGAAGTCGAGATGATGGACATCGAAGGCGAGATGGTCGTTAAGTCTGACATCCCTGCCCCAGTTCTTAAAGCACTTGAAGCTGCTGATGTAGCCAAGCGTGAACATGAAATCGAAAAAGCTGACATCGAACTGACTAAACGTGCTGGTGAAACACTCCCACACTTTGCAACCGATGTCGCTAAGTCTCTCGTAGCTAAATTCTACGAAGATGAAGCAATTATGGAAGCTCTTAAAGCCGCTGATGCAGCCTTTGAAGCAGCCATGCAAGAATTTGGTAAGTCTGACGTAGACGGCGAGTTCGCTACCTCTGCTGACAAACTGGATGCTCTCGTAAAGTCCTACATGGACGAAAACCAACTGAAAAAGAGTGACTTTGCCAAGGCTTATGCTGCTGTAGCAAAGACCGATGCTGGTAAATCACTTATCAATAAATCCTATAAAGGGGAATAAATATGTCCGTAGTACAATCGCGTGATAACCGCACCTTTGAAGCCTATACCGATCTTAGTGCACAACAGTTTAAATTCGTAGAAGTTGGTGAAGTTAACTCCGCTGGCGAAGTTATCATCCAAGTTAACGTAACTGACGGGGGCGGTACAGTTGTTGGAGTCCTTAACTCAGGTGCACCACAAGATGGCGCTTGCACAGTAACAGTAACAGGCCGCACTATGGTTCAGGCTAGTGAAAACATCGGCGCTGGCGCTCCAGTTACTTCAGATGCCTCTGGCCTTGCACGTAAGGGTGACCAAGTTGGCGACACAGTCTTAGGTCGTTGCGTAAAGGCTTGCTCCACTGGCGGATACGCTGAAATTGAATTGTTTCTTGGCGGAAACGTAGTAGAAGCTTAATAGCTAAATTAAGGATATAATAATATGCCAATCTTGACCCCCACTAATGTACATTTGGATCAACCTTTGTCAAACTTGACACTGGCCTATGTACAATCCCAAGACACATTCATTGCTGACAAAGTATTCCCAACAGTTGGTGTTGCTCGTCAGTCTGATAAGTTTTACATCTATGACCGTGCGAATATGAATCGCTCTGGTGACGTTAAAATCTTAGCTCCCCGTACAGAAGTTAATCGTATCGGCATGGCTATCTCTAACTCTGCTTACTACACAGATGTTCGTGGCCTTGGCATGGACTTTGATGAGCAGACTATCGCTAACGAAGACGAAGTGTTGGAAATCCGTTCTGCTGGTGCTCAAACTTTGATGATGCGCTTGTTGATCGACCGTGAAGAGAAGTTCGCTAGTACCTTCTTTACTGGTGGTGTTTGGACTACAGACGTAACTCCTACTAACTTGTGGTCAGACTACACACAGTCTACTCCAATTCAAGACGTAACTGTCGGTATGCGTACTGCACAGCTTAAGTCTGGTGGTTTCAAGCCAAACACAATGGTTGTCGGTAAAGAAGTACGCGACATCCTGATTAACCACCCTGATATCCTTGCACGTTTGAATGGTGGTTCTACCATCAACAACCCTGCATTGGTAACAGACGGTAAGTTGGCTGAAATCTTCGGCGTAGAGAACTTCTTCGTCATGGAAGCTGTTGCAAACACTGCTCCAGAAGATGTTGCTGGAACTGAAACTAACGCCTTTATCGGTGGTAAGAATGCACTGTTGTGCTACACACCACGCGCTTCTGGCCTGATGACACCTGCTGCTGGTATGACATTCGCTTGGAACTCAATTCCAGGTGTTTCTAACCTCGGTGTTACTGTTGAATCATTCTCTGATGATGCGCTGAAGCGTCAGCAAGTTGCAGAGCACATTCAAGTTAAAATGGCATACGACATGCAAGTAGTTGGCCCTGACTTGGGTTACTTCTTCGAAGAAGTTGTAGCTTAAACTAAAGGTGTCCGAAGGGTGTAGTACTCTTCGGACACACTACCAAATGCAACTACGGTTGTCAATAATAATAGAACTTAATAGCATCTCACATACGGGAAAGTCA